AATCCTTCGGAGGTCATTGCCATCAGGTGCTTTCCGTAAAGGCTGGCAATTCCCTTTAAGTCTCGTTTGGCATACAGCTTGCCAGCAGAACAAGGCGAAGCATCCGACCCTTCATCGCTCGGAGTTGATTCTTTCTGTCCTTTCTTAGAACCTTGCCGACCCATGACATCTTTTTTAAGTTCGCATGGTGGATCGGTCTGGTGGTAGTTGTCTGGTTTATAGCTCATTTGATTGTTTGTTGGTTATTTGCTTTCGCCGTGACATCGCTTGCTGTTCGCAAGGGCAGATTGCCTCAGTGAAAGGTGGGCGAGAAATTCGGATGCTTGCTTGATCTCGTGTCTGAGATCTTTTTAAGTCTTTTCTACAGCAGGGTCAAGATTTTTCTTATCTTTTCTTCCCTTTATGTAGCCCATGACGTGCATACTGCTCCCCCTTGGCAGTCGCTTTTCTCTTTTTCTTATTAGCTTCAGCTAACTTGGTGGCCCCTTTTTTGGTGCTCTTTAGCTTTTCAATTGCACGAGAAGGGGCATAAACTTCCCCCGTCTCCCCACTCTTTTTCCCTGAGGGGGTTCTCCATTTTTGTTTGGTCCAACGATCTAAACTCTTTTGGGATGCTGTTTTCATGGGTAGTTTATTTTTTATACCCGCCACCTTTTGCTTTGTATTGCTTGGCCAGCATCTGCGCTTTTCTGGCTGACCACTGGCTAGGCTTCCCACCCTTACCCCCTGCTTTTATCTTATTAAAAAGACTCTTACGCATGGAGGGCTTCGTGTAGTTCCCAGCTTTGTTGACGGTGCTCTTCTTTGGTGTTGTCATGTGTGTGTATGTTATATGTTGGGGTGGGGGGGTAGTCAATATGAATGCCATATTTGGTGGAACTCCCCTACCATTTAACCTTGTTTGCCCAATAAGCCGCAGACAACTTGCCCTTTTTAATGTTACGACCGTGCCGTGCTTTAAAGCTTCTCCTCTTGGCTTTCATCCGCTCGGACTCTCCCGCCTTAGGTTTCCCTGCGGTCTTAGCCCCCTGCTCCCCAAATCGGATAGTCTTTATTTTATCCCCCTCCTTAGCGACAACAACGTGACTTTTTTTTGGGTGGCTGGGGGTCCTCTTGGGGCGGTTAAAGCCTTTAACACCCGCCCTCACCAATCGGCTATCTTTTTTTGAACTCATTAGCTAATGAATACCCCTATCTAAAAACAAAGTCAATGGCAAAAGACCCTTGTCTAAAAACAAAGTCAATGGCGAAAGACCCCGCTACCTCACCTCATTGAGCGTGTAATAACCTATAAGGTATGAATCTACAATACCCATATGTGCTGTTCTCGCCCTCGGTTTTGTAGGGTCTAGCCACTCTTCTTCAGGGGCGAGTTTTTTTGCGGTGGCGAGAGCATAGTGTTTTGACTTGCCTTTAGGAAAATTACCTAGGATCTTTTTCTGCCACTGGTGTACTCCGACATCAATAAACTCCCACCCTAGGGCAATACTTAATCCCTTGAGTTGGCCATAACAAAGAGCCATGGACCGCATGGATTGCGAGGAAGGGGCGTGGTGGAGAGGCTCCTCTACCCCGATCCTGCACGGGGCACCATGCACCTGAATCTTTGATATAAATTTCCCTACGTCTAATTCTGAACGTTTACCTCGGCTAATCGAAGGTAGGGGGAAGTATTCGATTATGGTGCCATCCATTTTTAAGAGAGTCGCACCCCCTGAACTTGATCCATTATCTACCCCTACAACCATCTATTTAGGCATACATCGTTCAGCGATATAAACCCCATCACCTTCGCTTGGGGCAAATGAGTCCACCCCTGTTTCCAGATTGGCGATGTAAAAAACCTCTCGGGCATTTGAGGGTATGACTCTATAGAACACTCCTCGTTTTTCTTTCGTGGTGTATGACACCTCGGAACCTATTTTTTGGGTTGCGAGGGTTACCACATGGGGGTTGGTTGTTTTTTCTCTTAATGTAAACATTAGTCTATGTCGATGGTGTGTGATGGTGGGGCGGGTTTTTTAGTTACCTTGGTGCGTGTTGTCGCGGCGGCGTCGTTCAGAATAGAAATATCAATAGATAAATTACCAACCCCTGAGGATTCCCGTTGATCCAAACCAAAATGGCGTCGAGCGATCTTATCTAGGACTTCCATTTCCCTTACGTTCTTGGGAGGGGCCATGTTCTTTAAACCGTCCCGCATCAGTTTAACGGAATTGGAAGCCATGTAACTCTGATACTGATCAGCGGGTGTACTCTGGGATCCTGCTAGGTTTGTGATTTTGTTTTCCTCTTCAGCTTTAGCTATGGTGTTGGCCTCATCCACTACGTCTTTAGCTTTCCGTTCCTCAAACCCATCAAACACTTTCTTAGGGTCTACCTCTTTTTGATCGTCGAGGTAGGGCTTAGGGTTAGGGACATTACCATTGAGTTTTGGGGGCAACCCCGCCTGTCGAAACCACCGTCGTAGAGTCGAAGTGTGTACGTCACAAGCTTTCGAGATCTCCGTTAGTTTATAATCCTCTTCATATAAGTGGATAGCCTTATGGAAGAGCCGCGCTTTTTTACCATTACGACCGAATGGATTCTTCTTCTTTTTGGAGTTGTTACTCACGACGTCCCCAAGTATAATCTAGCAGACCTTTATTGCAATAATAATGAGAACAAAAATTAACACGCAGTTTGAGCCCTACCTGAACCCTGAATCTGGAAACATATCCGTGGGTGACTTAGAAATACCACAGACCAGTTTACTTACCTCATTGTTATGTGGGTTTGCAAACCACGAAGGTGTAGAAGAAAAGGTGTATTATTTCTGGAGGATTTGTGATGAGCTATGGAATAGACCTGATTTCCCAGAGCCTATGATGGAGCGGAACCCGTGGTCCGACCGAATGATAAAAGAAGTGGCGGGGCACAAATACATGGCAATTGGTGGCGCCGCTTCCAGTACTAAGTCCCATACAATGGCCGCGTGGGGTATCATATGTTTCCTATCCCAGCCCAAGGATACGCTGGTCCTTGTCACCTCGACCACGTTACGGGAAGCACGGAAAAGGATATGGGGTTCAATTATCACCCTCTTGAACGTGGTAGAGGATGCACCATTCAAGATACGGGATTCAATTGGTAGTATCGCGTATGTCTCGCCAACGGGGGTGGTTGTGGATAAGGCAGGTATATCTTTAATCGCGGCAGAGAAATCGAAGACGCGAGAAGCTGTAGGTAAATTCATCGGTATTAAACAAAAGAACGTATTACTTATCGGGGATGAGCTCTCAGAGTTGTCAGAGGCTATCGTACACTCGGGTCTATCAAACTTATCAAAGAACCCCAACCTGAAGATCATCGGTATGAGTAACCCTAACTCTCGCTTTGACGCATTCGGAGTGTGGGCGGAGCCGAGGGATGGTTGGGACTCAGTTGACACAAACGTCGCAGACGAGTGGGAAACGAAATGGGGTGGTCAGTACATTCGCCTAGATGGGGAGAGGAGCCCCAACATAATCGCAGGGGAAGTAGTTTACCCATATCTACCAACCCAAGAAAAATTAGACGAGGACAAGGCATTACTTGGTCCTGAATCTAGGGCTTACATGCGGATGGTTAGGGCGGTGTTTTATGACTCTGATGAAGATGAGGGGATTTACACAGAAAACGAGATATCAAACAGCGGTTCAATGGGTAGCGTGCAGTGGGCGAGCAGACCGACGAAAGTCGCGGGGCTCGACCCTGCGTTTACTAATGGTGGTGATAGGGCGGTGCTCTACACAGGGTTCGTTGGCTACAACTACCACGGAGACTTCGTGTTTGAGTTTGGGCGGAGCTATCAACTAAATGATGATGCCACCAACAAAGCGGTCCCAAGGACATACCAGATTGTAACTCAAGTTAAAGACATATGTGTTAAAGAAGGGATTGCCCCTGACGATCTGGCGGTGGATGCCACTGGCGCGGGGTCACCTTTCTGCGACGTCTTGGCAGGGGAATGGTCCTCACGATTTTTGAGAGTTCAGTTTGGTGGGAAGCCCTCGGACAAAAGGGTGTCTGTAACTTCCACACTCAAGGGGACAGAGCTTTATGTCAACCGAGTCTCAGAACTCTGGTTCGTTGGCAAGGAGTTTATGAGGACGGGGCAGTTGTTTGGGGTAGATACAGATCTAGCGCAGGAGATTATAGGACGGAACTATGAGCTCATTAAGACTGGGGGGCTCAAGGTAAAGATAGAGACCAAGGTTGAATTTAAATCAAGGTTGGGTAGGAGTCCTGACTTAGCGGATGCGGCTTTCCTATGCTTAGACTGCGCGAGACAAAGGCACGGGCTAATAACACAAGAGAAACGGGAGCAGGATAAGAGTCGAGGGTCATACACACGCCCTAATAGGAACATTAAGTCCATGAAGGACGCCCTACACAACGATGATGCTTACTTATAGTCACTCGCATTAATTAAATAACCCCCGTCTGGAAAAGTTTTTATATAGGTTATAACATCTATAATACATATAAAACTTTTTCTATGATTCATTATTTAATTAATGCGACCCAAGCTAGCCAACCCCCTGAGAAACCTGTATTAGTGCTTGCAGAATTACTATATTTTACGTATATTGGTATTACGTTATGGCAGACCCTGATAAAGACCTCATTAAAAAGCGTCAAAAATTTGCAAAACAAATACGTGAGCAACAACGTAAAGGTAATATCGGATCTGAAACAGCCTTCGATGAAGATGGTTTCCACGACGATCTTACCCAAAGCCTCTATGGTAGGGGGGATACTCTAGGCCTAGACCGCGAGAAAGTTGATTCCTTCCTTGCTAAAAATCCTTACGAGGGTGCTAATGATTTTGAGCCAGAAGGTCGCAAAGCTACAGAATACGGCACGGTTGGAGACGGCACATATTATAGCAAACGGGATGAGCGGGCGCGGGATAAAAACGCCGCACTGGCGGGACAACGAGGGGCTACTAAAACTCGAGGCTTGGACCGCCAAGCCGCAATGCAGGGAACACCTTTAGGATCAGCGAGTTCTCTAGGTTCAGGTAGTAATCGACCATTAGAGTCCGACCTCGGGAGAGCCTTTCGATTAGCTCGAAGGGCTAAACGTGCAGGCCTTGATTCCTCCGCGGAAAGAGTCGTCAGTGGTGCCTTAGGTAAGGAAATGAATTACCGAACACCCGGAATTAAGACAGAGGATTACCGAGAGCAGGAAGAGGCTAATAGAAGAAAGCTGGCTGAAGACATGCGTGAGCGTGAGGAAATGCAGAGGGGTGTAATGGACTATTACTCGAGCTTTCTCCGTAAAAAGCAAAGGGACCTCCTAAATGAATAACCCAGAAAGATGGCAGAATTTTCAATAGCGGGGGACATTACCCCCTTAAAAGGGGGTTATTTTGATACCCCATCCGTGTACGCCTCCGCTCTAGCGAGGAAGTATGCCGATACTTCCGCCCCTATAAAGCAAGGCACCATGCAAATGGCTGAGAAGATGATTGATACTGTTGAGAGAACTCGGAGTAGGGATATGCAGTATGAAACCCAAAAGCTAGCTTTAGATGAGGCTCGTAAGAGGTCTTCCCAGCAACGAGAGTTTAATGATAAAATAAGTACCCTATCTTCGGTTTTTGAGGGCATCAACAATTCGGGCGATGACCCCTACACCAAGCAACAGAAGTGGGGGAATTACGTGACTACGAATGCAGGGGCTTTCGCAGGGGGTGGGGACTCCATGCGTACGATGCTGAATGCCGCGAGTGCCACGTTCGGAGCGGCGGCAAAAAGAGATGAAATCAAACGTGTAGAGGAAGCTCGAAAAGAAAGCATAGCCCTACGTAAATCTCTTCTACAACAGGACAAGGATACCAAGATAATTCAAAGTCAGCAGAGAGATCTCGAAAAGAAACTTGGGCGCGAGCGTCAAAAGATAGATGATTACCGCAGTGTTGTCGGGGGTATCAAATATGAGGATCCCGAGATATACGCGGAGGATCAAAAACCAAAGATGGAGCTCGCAAGCCGCAAGAGGCTAGAAGATCTAGCTATTAGACTTAGTGGAAAGCCGCGCGGAACTGTTGAGTCCCTCGATGATGACACTTTACGAAACGAACTTAGCATTCTCATAAACAGAGAAGAAAGATTAATACAGCCAGATGCGGGGGGAACCACCCGTGGGAAAGGATTCACATCCTTTTTTGAATAGTCCCAACTAACACATCACATTAATACAAGTTACAGATATGTCTGAACTACCTAGCCTACTAACGCCTTCGCAAGAAGAGACCACCGCCCCTGAATTTGACTCATACTCCATTTGGGAATCTAAGAATAGTCAGCAGGACCATATTGGGGATCGCAAGAGATACTCAGATTATGTGCGTCAGTCATACCTACAGGCAGGTTCCTATGATGGGGGCGTCGAGAAATCAATCCGTGATGGGCTAAAGGAATCCCTAATTCAAGTAGGTGCGGTTGATCAGGGGGACGAGGACACCTTCAACCAGCTATTAAAGACTGAGAAGCCACCACTCGAAGATCAGCTTCGTTTTATACAATCAACTGCTAAGTCTGATTCGGAACAGTGGATGTCCGCAACCCAATACTTAGCTTTCCAAAATGCTTTAAATGACGGGGACTTAGAGAACAATCCAGATCTCGCCCAAAAGGAGAAGGAGCACCGTAGTCGTGCTGAACAGACTGCCAACACGTATTACAATACAGCACTCCGTAATGCAGTATCCGCAGGGGAGATTGCCATGGCGAAAGTGACTGACTCAGAGGGGATGGAAGAGGTCATCGCTGGACCGCTGATGCGCCACATGAGCTTTAATGAAGCCTTAAAGCAATCAGTATCAGTTGGAGGTATGAGCTACAGCGATGCCGCTGAAGCACAGAGGATATCTGAAACCCCTATCGGGTATCAGGAACCACGATACAGGGTCAAGGAATATGAGAATGTTAGTCTTTTGATTGACTCGTTATCTAAAGAGAACGAAAATGTTAGCAACTTATTTTCTTCGTATCAAGAATCCCTAGCGGAACTTCAGAATGAGGACGTATCCCCCGAACGTAGGGAAGTATTAGAAGAGAGAATGGAATCTGCCACCACCACTGTGGAGCACTACTTAAATGTAAGTGGTCTTCGTGAGGGGGAGGGGGATGTTGACCTCGATAATGTAAGAAAGGCGATGGAGCATAACGCCGCACATGCCCTGAACTCCAGTGGGGGTTTTGAATACTTTGAGGATGCTAAGGACGCAGGAAAAAATTTACGGCGATTAGGGTATGCTATGCCCCTTATACACCCAGCCACCATGGCAAACCCTGAGGCGTACGAGGCCACAATAAGTGCAAACCCCGACCTAACCCCCGAGGAAGTAAAGCTCCTCGCAACACACCGTGAATTATTCCTCGAGAGTGCGTTTGAGAGTTACAGCAAAACCCTTGTAGACAGCGATGTCTCTGAAGAGTGGCTTGATGCCCTCCACGAGGGGAGAGCTAACAAAGTTAAGGACACTGACACCTTACAAGAATTTTTAAAAAACCCCGATAATTACAGCGCTGTTTCCTCCCGCCTCCGAGGAGTAGGGGGGTCTATTGTGGATGGTGTCGGGGAGATGTTTGCGGCCATCCCCGCCATGATGGACGCAGACTGGGCTAAGGACTACCTCGTCAACAACATGAGGGAGAAGTCCAACCGCCGAGAAGTTGCGCGGTTGTTTGGGGACGATTTTGGTTTAGGGCAAGACATCGCTGAACAGATCGCCCCGATGCTAGCCGACATGGCGGCAACGACTGCACTCGGATATGCTACGGGGGGTGTTGGTGGTGTCGCATATCTTGCCGCTAAACAAGGCGCGAGATTAACCGCAAAAGGTATCGCAAAAGGATTAGTCACAAACACTTTACGCGCCTCAGGAAGTGAGGCAACTCGCCTAGCCGCGAAGCGATTAGTATCACAAGGCCTCGTCAAAGGTGCCGCCAAGGAAATGAGTGAGGAAACCGCGATGGGTGTTATTAAAGGTTATAACAAGGCTGTAGCCAGCAAAATGAACCTTGTACCTGCTATGTTTATCCCCGCCGCCAACAGATCCGCGGGTGCAACCTACGCCTCTGTTTATGACCAGCTTTCTCGGACAGGTGACCTGTCTGACGAAGAAATTAGAGATCGCGCACTAGGTGCGGCTATGACCGCAGGGGCGCTAACTGGAACAATTACGGCAAGTTTTTCCGCTTTGGGTCGTGCTGGTTTGGAAGGCGCATTAATTGGAGGCCTGAACAAGAAACAGGTCAAAGCAGTTTTAGATGGCGTAGCAAACCGCGGAGGTCAGGTTGGTGAGATGTCAGAGAGTGCGTTCAATACAATTGTTAAGAGAACAATTGCAACGACGTTAGCAAAACACGGTGGCTACATGGGGCTCGCTAAGACTGTGGGGACTAATGTTGTAGATGAAGCCGTTGAAGAAGGGTTTGACGAGTTTGCGAATACATTCGTAATGGATTCCGCGCTTGACGAAAGCACCCCTTTCCTCGAACGCCTCCAACAAGCAGGTCATGCCGCTGTTATTGGTGGTATAATGGGTGGTGGCGTCCCAACTATACGCCACGTAGCTGGCTCGCTTAACGCCAAGCGTAACATCCTTGCCGAGCAAACGAAAGTAGACCAAGAGTTCAGGGCGGCTGTCGCCACAAATGTCGAGCAAGCGGGGCTACCTATCACGGCAAAGCAAGTAGACTTTTTACTAAATCTACCCGCACGTAGGCGTGAAGAAATTACCAATCGTGTATTAAGTGCTAAAGAAACCCTTCAAAAACAAGAAGCTGACCTATCAGAAAAAGCCCAAGAGGACGCACCTTCTGTAGAAGAAGTCACTGGGTTCTCTAGGAAGATGGGGGACGGGGTACTAATCCGAAGAGGGACTAGAATCAAAGACCTTTCTATAGAGCATCGTACCGAGTATGAAGCGGCTCGTAAAGTAATGGAGCAGGACCTATCAATTGATGGGTTAACCAAAGATGGGAAAACAAGGTACTCAGTAACCCCACACAAAGGAAATCGTATCCCAGCAGGCAGACCTATTCACAAGCTGTCACCAACTGAATATGAATTTTATCAGGTAGTGATGAGATCCAAAGCCGCTCGGGAAGGTATAGAGTTAGGTGAGTTCCCGCCACAATCAGAGTTTACACCTGAGGAAAAAGTAACTCGGAACACGGACCGTGGGGCTACTTCCAGCCCCTCAGGTAAGAACCCGAAGAAAACCAAATCCACCAAGAGAAAAAAACCTGCGGTTTCTGAAGATGAAACGGAAGATGAAACGGAAGATGAAACAGAGGAGGACACAGATACTGATGTTGAATCCATCCAATCAGGAGACATCTTCGCTTTGACGGAGGATGGTGTTGAGACACAGATAGAAGTTCTCGAGGTTCTCAGCCCCTCGGAGGCCGCTACGAGATATAGTGGGTTAGGTATAGACGAAGGGGAGTATCTTTTTGGTAGCCTAATGGAATCCAACGACGTTGTGGTATCCGCGAGGTCTGTCGTAGTTGGTCAAGAAACTGAAGGTGAGATCCTATGGTTTATGGGGGACCCCACGGGGTCTGTTCTGGATATGGAACAACTCAGCCAGAGTGCCCCAGACGTAAGTCAAGCTAACACCGTAGTGGTAGCCCCCGTGGAGAGTGATATTGTTTTTGGGGACTCCATCAATGAAACCACCCCCGTAAGTTCTTTGCGGGCTATGGAAGAAGCCGCAGAAGCCGAGCTAATTTCTAACCCATATGACGGCCCCGCCGCCCAGCAGTTGGAACTCGCACAGAGTTTATTAAAAGAGCGTGGTGAACCTACGTTAACACAACGCCGTGCGGAACTCCTGAAGAAACAACTACTAGATGAAGAAGTCACACGCACACAAAGCGCACTCGATAATTCGGATGTAACCGAGGAAGAGATCGAAGAGATGATCCGCACTAAGCGTGAGGAGAATGTGAAAGCAATAGGACGCATTCAACCTCAGGAGGAGACCCCCGAAACCCTTATAGGCTATTTACCTGAAGTTGAGGGATCCCCGCTCGCCACATTCGCTCTGGATGATAATGCACTCAAGCAACTTTTCCCCCTTGAGACTAAGCCATCCCCGAATCTCCCACCTGTAAAAGCTGGAAAAGTTCCCGCCACCCCCATCTCAAAAGTCGAGGGCATTACCGCACCGACGGCGGCAGAAATGATCCAACGTCATCAGATGGATCAGTTTAGAGCCCTTGTCGCGTTAGGTTACCCTGTTACATTTGAAGCTAAGGCAATGAGAGGTATGTATGCCCAATCTGAAGGATCAGGTCCAGAGGCTTACGGTAAAATATTAGGGCTCGAGAAGGGCGTAGGTTACCGAGCCTACATCAGGCAAAACCTCGCGGCAAAAATAATTGAGGTTTACCCCCATCTCGACATTGGGGATGTTGAAAGTCTTATCGTTGAGGACCTAAAATCCGCGGAGAAGAGAGCTTCGAGGGCCGCAGACAGGGAGCCATTTATAACTATTAAGAAGCTCACCACTTCCCAACGTCAATCCGTAAATAACAATCTCCTAAAACCTGAGGGTAAAAAGTACACTGAGAAGCAGGCATTGAAGCTCGCTGAGGAGTTACGTAAAGTAGCTGATAAGAGGGGTGGCCAACTCGCCAAGACCCTAATAACTAAAGCGGATGAGATTGAAGCAAGGGTAGCAGATACGCCCCGCCCTGAACCGAAGGTTAAGTTAGACAAATCCTATAGACCATTCACTTCTAATAGAAAAGTTTCACAAGCTGTAGTAGATAGCGATGGTAACGTGACCACCGCCCACAAGGTTATTCGTGGGGCTATCGACCGTGATGGACGTGGGGTATTCAATAATGACCCTGTTCTAGTCGGTGAGATGTTATTAAGTGGCATCCCTATCAAGATACCCGCCGACATCCTACGCGGTGTTGGGGATATCCGAAAAGAGCAGATTAACCCCGCTATCAGATACGACCGAGACGGATTTGTCCAAGCTGTTCGGGTGATGAATGCAGATGGCACACATACGGAAGCCTATCAAGCCCCACGGAGGAAACAAAGAACAGCCCCTGCGACCACGTATAGTGATCTGACGGCAAACATCGTCGGGATATTTAACAAAGATCTCCCCCTACCCCTTCCTAAGGTAAAAAGATTTAACACTTCAGGTGATTTAGATGCTGGGAATATCGCCATTAAAGGTGGTAAGCCAGAGACTACATCATTAAATGATTTCCTTAGTGACTTCGAGGGCTTTATCAAAGCTGGTATGGAGGGTATGAGACCCGACACACAGTTGAGTGTGGGGATGGACCAAGTTTCAGAAGGTAATCTGAGAGAGGAACGCTCACGCGAAGAAGCCAAGATCGTAGCGGAGATATCGGGACTCAAACAAGACCTTGAGGACACTCAGAGGATGAACCCTAGAAGCGAAGAGATCACATCACTTCAGGAGGATATTCTACGATTGGAAAACCTCTTAGGGAAGATAGAGGAGAGAAACTCCCGACGCTCCCGCCCAGAACCTCAAGAAACCACCAGTAAAGCCGCACGTAAATTAAGCATGATGTTGAATGACCCGAAAGGGAAGCTTCTGCATTTACCCCCCGAGTACTTCTCTACTGCCGTTGCGGCGTTCCATGCGGAGTATGCCTTAACCGCCCAACTCCACGGGATACGAAACCAGATTACTAAGAGAAAAGGTATGGTTAGTCAGGATGGGGACGGGGTGTTTTCTATTGCCCCTGATAAGATGGAGCATGCCGCTCGATTATTCTTAACCTACACTGAGCAACCTGATGGTTCCCGCCCCGATATTGGAAGGGTGGCACATCTTTTAGGTAAACGCATGAACCTCCAAGGTTCAGACTATGATGTAGATAACAGATCCAACAAAGGGATGAGCAACTCTGAGAAACAAGAGATGCACTATGGAACTATCGTTACCTATATTGAATCCCACATCCTGAATCATGAATCCTTACTCTTGGGCAATATGCCCTCGATGGCGACGATCGCTAAACGAATCAAGGATCGGTATCAGGCACAACGTCTCCTTGAAATAAAGGGCGCCCCCGCCGAGGTGAGCATGGACGCGTTTGAAACTGAAGAGGAACTCCAAGCGTTCCTCCAAGCCTACCAAGACACAGAGGTAGGAGATAAAATGCAAACTACTGGTCGCAGGAGGCGTGATCCATTTAAGGGAGTCCCCGTTGAGGCTACCCCGCTCACTGTCGAAGAGGACGAGAATGCTATTGCAGAAGCCCTCGACAGGGCGACCCTCGAGTCATACCACCCCGAGGATGTAAAAGATCTAAGGGAGGTGGCTGACATTGCCATAGAGCTCCGCGACTCCCTCTACAAAAACGCCCGTGAAAGGGTGATTAGCCACATCGAAACAGACCCGACCGCCCGAAAGGCGTTTATTGATATGTTGAGACGTACGGTTGATCGGAACAATGGCGTGATCCAAAAGTCCTACGACAACATGAATGTAGCAACCGCATGGGACTCATTAGCTGGAACCATTGACGGCGCCACGTATGAACATGAACCAGAAATCCTCGGGTTCCTGAGGAACCTGCGTCTAGGAAAGCTGGAATCTGGAGTAGACCTGCGGGAGGCATTGAAATTTATTGTGTTCCCAACTGAGGTTAGTGACGAGTTTGCAAAGTCGATGATCAAGCCGCTGAATGACTTAGAGCTTCGGGATTCATCATACACGGTGCAGGAAGCAAAGACTATCCTCAATGGACTCGCCGCAGTGATCAGACAGAGGAAGTCAACTTCAATAGCAGACACGGATGCTTCTCGTGAAGCCGCCCGTAAAGAAAACGGAGAGGTAGTTTCCCAACTCGCACTTGAGTCAGGGGATCCCTCTTCGGTCATATCGGCACTAGAAGAGATCAGAAAATCAGATGAAAACGAGAACCACCAATTGGTAGCGGATCTATTACTCGAGGACTCGGAGTTTATCTCAACTGTAAATTTCCACATCGTAGATTCCACTACGGCAGTAGCTGGGTTATATGAAAAGACCGCAGACGGAGAGCATAACGTGACACTTAACCTTGCAGGCTCGAATGGTCGCGGTTTAGTTAACGTCCTCCTTGAGGAATATATACATGCGTTCACGTCTGATATCTTGGCTAGACCTGAGGGCTCACTAACTAAAGCTCAGGCGATGGCTAGGAACAGGCTCAAAGGGTTAATGAAAATAGCTAAGGCCGAGTTCGTCAGCCGTGACACCCAGTTTGAAACAGTTAAGCTAGGGTTTGAAAATGTCGATGAGTTCGTTGCTAACTTTTTACTTAACCCAACATTCCAATCATTCTTAAAATCAGTTGAGACCCCTGCGAAACAGCGAGGGTTGATGTCACGTATTATCGAAGCGATTGTCACCATGTTCCGTAAGATCACCAACGGGAAGATAACCCCGAAGGAGGTATCACAATACACCGCCGCGTTGAATGACATCGTAGACCTAACACGGTCAGACATGAAAGGAAGTAGAGGTACTGTTGAGCAATCGTTATCCGAAAGCATTGATGACGCAAACTCCAATGCCAAAGACATCGAGTTTCACAAGGGGGAAGGTGCCCAAACCAACATTAAGTCCCCGATAGAAGTCATTGGGTCAACCCAACTAGAACTCGGGCTAGACGTTTTAGAGGAAAGCATGAGTGTATCTTCCGAGATGGGGGCAGACATGGAGCGCAACATACAATCCGTGGTTGAACAGCTTGTTAATAGCCCACACTTGCTACCTAGCGGAATGCGAAACTTAGACGCTACAGAGCTCCAAGATCAGCTAGAGGGGGTCATAGTGTTCTTGAGATCCTATACACCTCCCGAGGTCAACTTCCAAGTTGATTGGGGACTTGATTCCTCAATGGCCTTCAAAGGCGGGGTTATATATCTTAACCCTACTAGAATGACGGGTGTAGTTAGTGGCATGTCCCAGACAAACTCCAACATTACAATGCTCTCAATCCTAGATGAGGAGCTAGCCCACTACGCAAGTTACAATGTCCTAACGGAACAGGAAATCATGCAGGTTGGTAAAGCCTTAGGTGTTGAGGGGCTATCAAAAGTTGCAGAGGATTATTACCAGACTGATGAACTACGCAATAGTGCGAAGGAGCGGCTCCGTTCCGAGGACCCAGATGTCGTGGCAGTAGAAACTTATTCCATGGTGGAAGAGTATCTACGCATGAGGGCTAATAAAGCCATGAAAGGGTTTACTACTGAGCAAGATGTTCAGTTCCTCAAAAGTAACCCATCTCTGACAAGTGTCATTTTCAGGTATGTCCGAGGGGTGATGGTCTCACTTATCGAGAGATATAAGTTAAGTGGCAGAACTACCAACATTGATAGCAAAGTCAATAGACTTATCATGGAGCTCCGCCAAGTTAAATCAGGGTACCGCCAAGGCCCCAACGGGGTGGCGTTCGACCCTAATAACCCTGAAGCAAACCTCGTGTTACTCGAGGCTATCATGGGGGAAAAAATTAGCATAGATGTAGCCAAAGAAATGGGGTATGACGTTGGACCAAAATACTCTGCCTCCAGCGTAGGGGGATCAGCGGATATTGCAGGGGAGTCCTCACTGGATTTCTCTTACATACCACAAATATTTGAGGTTCCACTCATGCACGCAGGACCTTATGCCGCACCCAAGAAATTTGCGAGCCTGTTCCAAGGTGATGCAGATCCACGGTTGACACGTCTTTATGACCTTTTCCAAGACACACAGCGTTGGGGGGAAAAGATTCTCAAGGACTTCAGCGTGTCATTTAATAAGGAAGTTAAAAAGGCATATGGGTCACTCGAGGCCGCCCCAACTGAGTTATTTAATGAAGCGATAGGTAGTAGCGTAGGGGCTGTATTAGATCAGGATGTTTACGACAACCTCGAGAAAGATCGTCAAGACGCCATCCAACTACTAAACGCCGAGAAGGATCTTACCACAGAAGAAAGGGAGTCTTCCCTCGCGTTGATTTACGCCCGCCATAATTCTAAGAGATCGGATGCGGAGTCAGCCGCCGCTGACGCGATCCGAGTTAAGCAAGAACTCGCCATGGATCAAATTAGGCAGGCTTCACCGAAGTTAGCAGAGCTCATACGCACACTGCGGGTGGACATTATTGATACCCTATCCAAGCGGGTTAGGGATACACATCAAGTATCAGATCAACTCGGAGCAAGGATTGATAACCAACTCGGGATCTACATCACCAGAACATATAAGATGTTTACAGAGTCTGGACATTATCAGAGAACCTTGGACGGCATCAAACAAGGTAAAGGCGACTATGTAGAAATGCGAGACCAAGCGATTGATTTGTTTGAGCGTCAGTTTGTCGAAGCTAGGGTGGAATCCCTACTCAAAGATGAGGAGATGTCATCCTCGGAGGCGTTAGCCCAAGCCCGTCACGAGCTACGTAGTAATCCAAAACTAGGTTACAACGCACTTATGGATTTCATTTATTCTTACTCACAAGATAGTGAAGTTGCCCTAGGTAACAGGTCCACGGGATATAAGCTGGCGATGAACAACTTACGGAGAAAGCGTCATGACCTACCTGAGGAACTGCAAAACATTCTAGGTAAGAATGATGACCAAGGATTAGACAACCTACTAAGGACGTTCGCTACTGTGAACACGATGACCGCCACTCAGACATTCCTTGAGCGTGTGAGAGTCATCGGCACTGCCACCCACCAGAAGGGGGCAACCCTTGAGGATAAATTCCTACTCACCGCGCAGGAGCTTGAGGAAGCTAAGGCTATAAGTGACGAGAATTACCAGAAGTATAGCGAGTGGGAGCCTGTTCGCCAGTCTGACCTAGGCGCCGAGGATCCCCTGCATGGTCTTTGGGCCCCAAAAGATATGGTCGATTCGTTCCGCCAGATGACTTCCAAACAGAACCTGTCTCAGTTCTCTGATACGACAGCGGGTCACGTGGCTCATAGCATCGTAAAATTAGCCCATAGATCAACAGGTGCGGCTATGGCAACAAAAACTTTAGGATCCGCAGGGTTCTACGTCCGTAACATACTCTCCAACATACTTTTCTTCGGACCTTCGCAGGGGTTCTGGAGGATGGACAAGATGTTCAAATCCGCGGCAAAGCACATAACACAAGTCGCAGTCAACCCTAATAAAGTTGATGGGTATCTTTCAGAGTTATACGGTTTGGGAGTTGTAGGTGCTGAGATACAATCTAAGGTTATGATGGAACTCTTCAACGGCACGTCCGATGTTCATTCCCTACAACGTCAGGTTGATGACCTAACTGCTAAGGCAGAAGCGATAGAGCGGGGAACTGATAAAGCCAAAAAAGTGGCGGGGCAAACAGCAGAAGCGGCCTATAAAAAAGCGGCGGAGATGGCATCTGCGGTAGACGCCTTCTATAAGATAGCATACTTTGAGCACGAGGTATCCCACCTAGAAAGAGCACGTGAGGAGGCGGTTGAAGGGGACCGTTACTTTGAGTTGTCAGACCGCGTCTTGAAGATGGAAGCGGCGCGGAAAGTACGTATGACTTCGCAGTCTGCCGACCAAGTGATGCCCATCGTGCAACAGATGACGAAGTCAGGTGCCACCTTAATGTTCGCCCCGTTCCTTCGATTCAGAACGGAGGTAATACGGATCCCAATTAACACAGTTAAGTTAGCCCTTGAGGAGATAAGATCTGGCAACTCTGTTATGCGATCCCGAGGACGTTCTCGTATGACAGGTTTATTGACTGTGATGGCAGGGTGGTCAACGGTGTTACCCGCCGTGGTCGCAATGATAGCCGATATAGGTGATGATGAGGAGGAGGCTCTCAGGGCGTCCATACCTGATTATCTACGTGGGCATACCTTCTTCTACTTACGAGACAAAGAGGGGGAGCTAACCTCCTATGACTTCACGTACATTAACCCGTATGCAATGATAGTTGATCCATTTTTACGGGGTTTCAATTCCATGGTTCGGGGCGACTTCAGTGATGCCACGGTGGGTGTTGCCGAAGGATTGGTGGCAGACATATTATTTGACGACCAGATCTTAGCAGGCTCGCTCCTATCTATCTCGAACAATGAAGACCCCACAACGGGTGACCCAATATATGAAGAAACCACTGATTCCGTTGGTGATATAGCGGGGAAGGTTATGGGCCATGTATTTAAAGAAGCCTACAAACCTGACTTCTGGAAACGGGGTGAGGCAATATATGATGCACAAAGTATAGAGGCGGAGAAATTCGAGGATACATCCGCTGGCATTGTATTAACCGCATTCCGACCCCTGAAGCCACACACGATCGACGCGGGCAAGCAATTCCGAAACTTCTTATTCCAGAAGAAGGGTGAGTTTAGCCGCGCTAATAAAAGGCAGTTCAAAATATTTAATAAGAAGCCTATGTCGGAGGAGTCCATCCGTGAATTGTATCTAAAAGGTATCAAAGATAATAAGATAATCAGTGAAGATCTGTTACGTAAGATGGGGGGCTTCGAGAAACTCGGCGTCAGCAAGAAAGAAATGTATCACACTATGGTCAAAGCAGGGTTCGGGAAACGACGGGTGCAGAACATTATGAATGGTGTAATGGATGTCCCGATGATCAGCCCGCAGAAGGCAAGGCGACTTCAAGAGGAAGGTATCATCGAGCGAGGTAGGGTCATCTTTGAAGAGAGGGCGAAGCTACCACGCCAGATTGAGCTTAATCCGTAAACGCAAAAAAGGACCCTTAACCCACCAATTAAGGTGGATTAAGGGTCCTTGTGTTATGAATGTATAGGGTAGTTGCCTAGGGTCGTCTCGTATATGCGATTCTCAGGGCCTTTAACATGCCGTATTAACCGCCTCCAGTGCGCGAACAACGGCTTCGTGATCTACGTTCATGTTCTCAGCCACGTTATATTCTGGTCTTATAATCTTCGCAACGCTGGTGTCACGAGTCAACTGACTTACCCTCTCCCTACTCACCCCGAACAGTACCCCCACTCGCTCCATCGTGTAGCCGAAAGATAACAAAAGGAATGCTGTTGGTAGGTGAACCCCTGCGACCTTCCCTCTCGGGTTGGGTTTATACTCAGGGTGCGATGATATGAGGGCACGTAGTTTGCTAGTAGACATATCAATTACCTCCCTGAATTTCTCACAGGTCTCCTCAAGTGTTGTATGGTTACTGATATGATACTGAACTATCTCACCGATCAAGACTTCTTCATCGTGAGATAGCTTCCGCTTACGCCTCGCCTTTGGTTTACCGACGTAATCCCTATGTGTACGCATAGCATATATTGCCGCGCTAACCCCACACCCCCCGACTTCCTGAACCATCTCCGAGGCTTCCCGCAAATTCATATCTGTGGTGTGGTATTGTAACAGTGCTTTACTTAGGAGCTCATCATAGACCTCAGGAGCGGCATTCCGCATCCTGTAAAGAGTCATTCGACTACTCTTCGGTACAGGTTCAGGGGTGCATACATCACCAAGGATTTGAACTAAGGTAGGCACAGAAACGCCGAAGTGATCCGCGGTTTCTTTTTGTGTGTGGTCATCTAGGTACTCCTCGGCGTAACTAATCTTAACAGGACTCCACGTAAGTGGTGGTCGTCCTACGGGTTGGGCGGTTGTATTTTGTGTATCTGACATAATGTTGTTATTGTTGTTTATTTGCATTGGCATGGTTGTTCACATTCTTTACATGTGTATTTGTCCCCATCATCAGAGTGGGGTATTAGTTCGACTCGGGAGTCACAGCATTCAGACCTTTTCCAGAAGAGCCCATCCCGATAGCGGGATGGGTTTGTTCTTATGTCTCGGTCACCTTTACCCCCGACGGGGCGTTCAAATGGGTGTCTACTATTAGGCATTACCCGTAGTCCTTTCTTGTTTATTGTTGTGGTTCATAATTTGTTTAGCTTTGTTCAATAGGTTACTCCATGCAACCTTACTTAATTCGTCGTTGTCAACCATGGCTCTTGCTCGTTTGCAACCTAGCAAGATGGTTGAGGATCCCCTCCCTGCGAAGTAGTCCCCGATGCGCTGGTAGGTGCACCCACTCTCCCTCAGAATAAGGTATGCGAGTGACCGCCACGCGGAGGCGTTCGCTGAATGTCTTGTCTTACTTAGGAGGGCATCTACTGGCACCCCCGAAAACTCCGACACATATCGCAGGATATCATCCTTAGCTTCATTACTCAGTTCCATCATACTCATTGGTGTCATCATTCAGTAATGTGATTTCATGGATGGCGATGGCGATGTAGTCGATGAAAGGATCTCTAGGATCACCCCCACACGCCGCGTTGATGGCTTCAGCCAGAAGGAATCTAAGTCCTTCAGAGCCCACCTTAGTGGAGCGTATGGAACAGATAGGGGTGAAGGCGATGATCGCCCACCCACTAACCGTATCTTCGCGTCGGGATTTAATTTCAACGGGTTGGCTATTTACTTCAAGTGCAATTTGGTTTTTCATTTTAATAGAATATAGTTATGATGATTAATAATGTAGCAATAGTTAGAACCGTGGACACGATGAGTGATACCACCATCCCCAGTAAAGGATGCACGGTAAAGGGTTCAGGGCTTTGCTGTGGGTAGGGGTGCAGTTGTTGCCCCCTTTCGGATTTGTTTTTTTCGATTGGTGTATTCATATATTTTTTTCTTAATCTAGGGTGTTGCCCACCCACTCCTTGGTTTATCAGGGGTGGATGGGCACGTCAATGTTTTTCTTAATTAGGGGTTTATTTTACAAGTACTTTGATATGCTACTCATTCCTACCCCTGTGTCTAGCCACTGTTGGAAATCAACAGCGAGCCTGCGGATGTGATCAACAGACGATGAACTCCCCCGATACATATCCAATATGATTAGCTCACTATCATTAACAAAGTCCCCAAATGTCTTACGGTAGTGCATCGCGTAACACAACTCCCGAAATAATCGGAACCGATTAATTAGTTGGGCTCGTGTCTGGACACGGGACACTAACCTGAACTCGACAACCCCGTTCCGTTTGGATCGAATACAGGCATACCTATCCTCGTGATCATGCTCCTCATATGATGGGTTGATACGTTTATTTTTATTGGAGTTATGGTTGTCTAGCCTACCACGATAGAGGGCGTAGAACAGACCTGCGTAATTCCTTACCGTTGCTAAGGTGACATTAGGCCCACTCAGATTAACGTGACCCCCACAAGATAAATTGGATGGTAGGTCTACGAGGGGGCTGTTACCTACATCATCCTTGAACTGATCGAAGTTCATAATAGAGTAGACATGAGTAATCCCCTCTATGCCACATGACGAGTCCGTCTCCCACCCTGCGAAGAGTGGTTCAGAGGGGAGCACATCCCCGCATTTATTCAAATACTCTCCCGTATCAGGACATACGGCGTAATTCTTTTCGATTTCAAATCCCAATCCATATTTCCATAAGGCGGATCGCCCGCGTTGGTTGCTAAATGTAGCCTCACCTAACCCCACACCTAGCCTACTCACAAGTTGCGGGAAATACATTTTAGGTGGTGGGGAAGAATGATACTCATGGATGTATCCCTCCATATCAAGCAGGGCTTCATCCTCAGGAATCCACCCCCTAATGTCACAGTGATAATAACCCCCCTCATCTGGAGCGGAATAGAATGGGGTGCCACCACGTGGCTCGATCCGTCTCATGTCATATACAAAGTACCACCCCCGCTCATGCTCCGTGACATAACTTACGTCTGGGTCAACAAATCTGAAATCCCCATAATAGGGGGCTAGCCTTATAGCTTTAAATATAGGGCATACGCCAGAGTCCACATAGACACAGTCTCTTACCGACAAGAGCTCATCACCATACCTTACATATCCAGATACTGAATCAACCCTCCCCTCCGCCACCTGTATAGGCGCACAGTCCTCTGTTGGTATATAAGTCAGGGGATCATCAGGGCTCTGATAGCAGAAATATTCATCACTCCCACCCCTGCGGAGCCATAGCTGTTCATCAGCAGTATCATCCACAAGAATACGCTGACCGACCGCGCCCCATCTCTCAGATACTGGACGGATGCTAGCGAGATCGGGGTATATCCACTCCCTGTCTCGGATGAGGATTGCAAAGCTCAAACACCCACCTATGGATGGGTGTAGGATGATAGCCCTACCGACGCCAGTTGGTACTAGGCTCTCGAAGTCTGCTCTTGTGCAACTTACTAAAAGAATGTCCTCCAAATGCTCAGGGAGGTCGAGCTTCTCTCTGCTGGATGCATGTAATTCAAAGTCCGCTAATGTAGTTTCTTGTTCTGTCATTTTTTCTGTTGTTTTTGTTTTGTTCATTGTAGTTTATTAGTTTTTGTTTTGTGCTGTTTTTTCTGGTTTTGGTGTGATGCGGTCGCCGATGTGGTCGCCGATGTGGTAGCTGATGTGGTCGCCGATGTGCTTGCCGATGTGCTTGCCGTGGTGGTCGCCGTAGTGGTTGCCTTCGTGGTCGCCAATGTGCTTGCCAATGTGGTCGCCGAAGTGGTCGCCGTCGTGGTAGCCAATGTGGTTGCCTTCGTGGTAGCCGAAGTGGTCGCCGTAGTGGTCGCCGTAGTGGTTGCCCTTGTGGGAGCCGATTAGGTCAGCATCTAATCTGGTCTGCACCAGCTTTCCTTTTTCATCATAATCAAATGAAGCGACTTTTAGTATCTCTTCTAGTGTTGGTTTTTTCATTGTAGTTTATTGTGCTGTTTTCTGTTCGCCGTTGTGGTCACCTATGTGGTCGCCAATGTGGGTGCCGTTGTGGTAGCCGTAGTGGTTGCCGAAGTGATCGCCTTCGTGGTTGCCGTAGTGGTCGCCGAAGTGGTTGCCTCTGTGGTTGCCCTTGTGGTAGCCGATGTGGCAACCGAAGTGGTCGCCTTCGTGGTCGCCTTCGTGGTCGCCGATGTGCTTGCCTTCGTGGTCGCCAATGTGGGTGCCGTTGTGGTAGCCGTAGTGGTTGCCTTCGTGGTCGCCTTCGTGGTCGCCGTCGTGGTCGCCGACGTGGTTGCCTCTGTGGTTGCCCTTGTGGTAGCCTTCGTGGTCGCCGATGTGGTCGCCGTCGTGGTCGCCGACGTGGTCGCCGTCGTGGTCGCCAATGTGCTTGCCGTGGTGGTCGCCCTTGTGCTTGCCGATGTGGTTGCCCTTGTGCTTGCCGATGTGGCAACCGAAGTGGTCGCCTTCGTGGTAGCCTTCGTGGTCGCCGATGTGGTCGCCGAAGTGGTCGCCGTCGTGGTCGCCGACGTGGTCGCCGTCGTGGTCGCCAATGTGCTTGCCGTGGTGGTCGCCGTAGTGGTTGCCTTCGTGGTCGCCAATGTGCTTGCCAATGTGGTTGCCCTTGTGCTTGCCGATGTGCTTGCCGATGTGGTTGCCTTCGTGGTCGCCGTAGTGGTCGCCGATGTGGGTACCCACTATGTCAGTATCCAGCCGTTTTAGTATCAGCTTTCCTTCTTCGTCATAATCAAACGAAGCGACTTTTAGTATCTCTTCTGGTGTTGGTTTTTTCATTGTAGTTTATTAGTTTTTGTTTTGTGTTGCTTGAAAGAATATCAAACACCACATTGCAACCCGCCGATTTAATTGGCGATTAAACCGACGGGCTGAGTATGTGGGGTTTAGTTATGCTAGGCGTTGGGTTGAGGTGCTATAATTTAAAAGCCCCTCTCGAACCTAAGCCCTTGTAGTTGTCAATCCAATCCACCCCCTTGTCAGGTTGGTGCGATGCGTAGTACATCCACGCCGTGACTTCCTCACCTGAGTCGAGGATGATGGTTGTCTCCTTTCGGTGGTAATGGGTGGGAACTCCCTCAAGGCAGTCCAGCCCCGCCCACGTCTTACCACTCGATGGTTTGAATACATCCACCACTAGGTTGTGTCCGTCCTTATGCTCCCCCTCGTAGACATAGGGGATGCCGAAGTCCGCCATGCGGAGTTTCTGTGCAGTCCTCCCACTACCTACGAAGCTAGACTTATCCCCACCGAGATGATGGTAATGATTACCTTGCCCATTCTTTAGAGTTCCATACACCGCAACCAATTCATTGTTTGAGGGTAGGCTCTCATTAGCAGGGGAAGTGATGTAGTCATCATACTCATCATACTCATCATACTCATCCACTCTACCACTCCTTGATGGTGCTGAATTGGCATCATACACATCGTAACCACACAGGCTCGTTCGCCTGTCTAGCTCGGTGTAATACTCTTCCAACGCGTCTGTGGCATCAGGCGATAGAGGTTTGTTGAGGTGGACGGTTTCGAGTTGATCAATCATGTCGATCAACTCGGTGTCATTTAGGTTGAGCGCGGGCTCATACTTAAACTCCTCATTGAACTGGAGCAATTGTCTATCATCCATCCGAAGGTCAGGATCTTCCACAGTTAGTGCCTTCTGTGATGCAGACGTATCATCGATTGCATTTTCGTAGGGGTAGTCATTCCTATCTAGGAACTCATCCATGGAATCCCCGTCTAGTAGGGAGTCCCGCAGAGACTGATCCTCATCGGTGTATTTCCAATACGTTCCCGTATTGTCATACCAGCCGTGCCTACCGAAGTAATCCGCGTCCTCCTCACCATCATCAACAACGTCGAACCCACATGGGTATTGCTTGCTTGAACCATACCCATACTGAGCATAGGACGTGCGGAAGCAATTGTCCTTGGAGTAGTAGACACCTTTACGTTTGTGCCACTTACCGTATCGCCTAACCCGTAGGTTGTGGGAGACCACGGCGAACCTAGTGTCAGTCATTGACAGTAGTTTAGCCCAATGTTTCTCTGGTGTGTCCTCTAGGTATTCTGCCACCACGCGGGTGTCAGACTTTTTCTTAGTCCCTAAGGTGGGGACAGTACCATTCGAGAACAGCCATCCCTTAGAGAAGGGAGCGGGGTGCATGTTCTCTTCGTTGATTGCACCCTGTGTAGCATACCTGAAGTGTGCTACATATGGCCGTGGCATGTGGAGTAGACTCTCAGCACGCTGGTAGTCAGCCGTTTTGATTGTCTCTCCATCATCGAGGAACGTGATCCCAAACCCATCTTGATTGATGAGCATGGCGTTGTCGATGTACTTCTGTGGTATTGTCTGGTTTGCTTTTGGTTTGTATATAATTAAGCACATAATGTTGTTTCTTGTGTTGTTTCTTGTGTTGTTTCTTGTGTTGTTACAGGTGTGTTTCTCTCCCCTGCTACGAGTGTGGCACCGCCATCGGCGACCCACTCTGCGATGTCTAAGTGTAGTTCACGTAGTTCCACGTATCGCTGGAACTTGTAAGCCAGATCACGGATCATGGCTCGCTTGCAGGGATCAGGATACATGGTGCGTAGGATCTTCCGTGTGCGTCTCATCAAACCGTTGAAGGACAACTTGTGATGAACACACCACATGATTTCCTTGAACAGTAAGAACCGCCGCCATAAGGTAACACCATTAGTGACCCGCGATACTACGCGGAACTCTATCATCCCACCCCCCTTGTTTTTTATGGCGGGGTAGGTCGACCCCGCCCCCACGTCAAGGCGTATGTTGCCCGCACAGAAGCCGTTTGTAAGGCGACCTCGGTATAGGGCGTATATCAGTCCCACGTAGGGACGGATCGCTTCTATAGTTAACCCTTCACCGCGGACATTGACATGCCCCCCGCAACTCCCGTCGGTTGGCGAGTTGACGAGCGGTGATCGGTCAATATCACTCTTCAGCCGCCCCCCCATATTGAGGGAGTAAGCATTAGTAATGCCTTCGACACCACATGACGAGTCCGTCTCCCACCCTGCGAAGAGCGGTTGCTCATCAACGGGGTCACCCTCATCGTAGCACCCATCGACGCTGTTCTTCTCAACCTCGAAGCCTATCGTGTAACTGTCGAACACTTTGTGGTATTCAGGGTTGGGGAGGTATTTCCCCCCGAACCACATCATCGGGTGGTTCTGATACACCGCCACATCAGGGGAGCAGTGGTATTCGTTTATCCTGTCGTCCTCGCCGTCAGCACGGGGGTAGTCATCCTCGTGGTAATACTCTTCGTGCCCTTCGTGGTACTGGTAATCATCATCCTCGGTGAAGACGTAGATACTCCTTGACTCCACCCATACACAATCATCGTCCAACGCGTATCGGGAAGCGTCGTCGTATATTTCTACGAGTTGGTGGTGACCGTCGAGTTCGTACCCCACTACCCCATCGTAGTAGGTTTCCACTGGGACGCAATCGTCACGGTGGGCTACGTCCCCATCAAGGTGGGTGGTCTCGGCATCATCGGCTTCGATGAGTTCGCCGTTGTGATCCCACACGAGGTCACCTATGTCATCGTCTACATAGACTACATCGTCCCCATCACGGTGGGTGGCGTGTTCTACGTCATCCTTATGCCCCCACTCACCCTTGGCGTGACCGTGGGTGATTCGGTAGCAGTCGTTTTCTTCTTGTGAATTACCGAGGTAATCCACAACCATCTCTGTTTCTTTTTCTGTTTTCATTTTACTTTTTGTGTTGTTTGCCAAATGTCTTGGCGAGTAGTGCTTGAAAGAATATCAAACACCACATGGCAACCCGTCGGTTTAATTGGCGATTAAACCGACGGGCTGAGTATGTGGGGTTTATTATTATAAGGACTTCAGTTGATACTTCACACCGTCAACCTCGACGACCTTGCCTTCGCAGGTCTTGGATGCTCGCGGTGTTCCCGTCTTGTATCCGTCGTTGTTTTCGTGGTATGTCTCGTTACCTGCTGAGTCATACTCACGCTTATGCCAGTAGCCTCGGCTGTCTTCGTAGTATGTCCCATTACCATCAGAGTCATACTCAAACTTATGCCAGTAGCCGTCGCTGGTTTCGTAGTATGTCACGTGACCCGCTTCATCTCTGATCTCGATTGGGAATGTAAATGCAACTCTCATTTCCTTATATACTTCACTTAGTTTTTTCATTGTAGTTTATTAGTTTTTGTTTACGTGTTGCTTGAAAGAATATCAAACACCACATTGCAACCCGCCGATTTAATTGGCGATTAAACCGACGGGCTGTGGATGTGGGGTTTATTATTATAAGGACTTCAGTTGATACTTCACACCGTCAACCTCGACGACCTTACCCTCGCAGGTCTTGGATGCTCGCGGTGTTCCTGTCTTGTAGCCGTCGCTGGTTTCGTAGTATGTCTCGTTACCATCAGAGTCATACTCACTCTTGCGCCAGTAGCTGTCGCTGTTTTCGTAGTATGTCCCATTACCATCAGAGTCATACTCAAACTTATGCCAGTAGCCGTCGCTGGTTTCGTAGTATGTCACGTGACCCGCTTCATCTTTGATCTCGATTGGAAATGTAAATGCAATTCCCATTTCCTTATATACTTCACTTAGTTTTTTCATTGTAGTTTATTAGTTTTTGTTTACGTGTTGCTTGAAAGAATATCAAACACCACATGGCAACCCGTCGGTTTAATTGGCGATTAAACCGACGGGCTGAGTATGTGGGGTTTATTATTATACGGGAGTGACTTTGAACCACTCCCCTTTATGGTGGGTATTATTATTATTTCCCATGTCTCCCCCTTGGTTTAGGGGGCGGATTACCAATGTCAAGTTTGAATTGACAAATATTAGGCGGGGCTGATCCCCGTTCATGTTCCCTGATTCGAGGATCATGTCCAATGAATCGGGAATCAAGGTGCGGGTTGAGGATTCAAAGATAACTCCACTGGTGAAGTTACCTTTGCGGAGAGTTGTGATGATACATTCCATGACGTTATGAATTTAGAATGCAAGCACCATAACAAATATGGCATACACCATCGCAAGGATGAATACCGCCGTGAATGAATCCCGAATCACGATCCAACACCAACGATTAAAGGTGAAGGATTCGGGGTTCAGGGTGAAGAGGTTCACCATCATGACCCCGATAAAGATCGCGGTGGTGAAGATTATTATTGTAGCGTTTATCATTGTCTTGTTTTGTTTTTTGGTTTTAGTTTGGTAGTTCGGATTGGATTAGGTAGGGTTAGACATAGAACACAAGGTAATCATGTGCATCAAGGATGGCGGGGTCTAAGCCTGTAATTTCCAGCAGGGTGCTGGGGTCTTCATCCACATGGACAGTATCAATGATGATGTCCGTGCCGTGGATGTTCATGTATCCAGAGTCTCCGAAGGAATCTATGAGGATGTCCAAGGTTCTGGGTTCAGACAAGCGGATGATCGCTGTCTTGGCGGTGTGTTGCACTTCGTTGTTGTGGTCGGATTGGATCATTTCTTCTAGGTAGTCTCCCGACTTAGCGAGATCGGCTTCGTCATACACCATGTAGCTGAGGTGCTTACGTAGCGCAGGCACTTCATCGGCCGGCACTTCCTCAACCCCGCCAACTCGATAGGCAAATGACCAGTCGGGTTCATTACACCATTGGTGTTTGTCCCAAGAGTCTCTGTTCCATTGGAGTTTGTCGGGGTTGTGCGACTCAGCGTAACAGGCATAGTGCCACGCGGTTTCTGAGTCGGGGGCATGGACTAGCTTACTGTTATGTTTCTCGTAGTCTCCTGATCGAATCTCAACAGTGACGACGTAGGTCTTGTAGTTTTTATTTGGTTCCATGGTAGTGTTGTTATTGGTTTTGGTTTGGTTTGGTTTCATTGTTTTATTGTTTTTGTTTACGTGTTGCTTGACAGAATATCAAACAGCACATGGCAACCCATCGGTTTAATTGGCGATTAAACCGACGGGCTGAGTATGTGATGTTTACTTAGGCCACACCGCTTTGATGTCAAGCACCTTGCGGCGGTCTCTTTTGCGAGGGGCAGTGTCAATGATGGTCTCCCCCGTGTTGGAGAGGAGAAGCATGTGTCCTGATACATGAATCAGGTAACAGGATGCAGGTGGGTCTTGCATCTTGCGGATGCTGGTGCGGATGCCCCCAACCGTAGCACCCTTGGGGATGCTGGACTTGCGGGAACGGACTGCGAACCCGTGACGGCGGAGGACGCCGTAAGTTGCGTTGGCTTTGCTCCGCACAGTCCACGTGGACTGATACTGCGAAGGGTGGATGCCTAGCTTTGCGAGGCAGGCAGATACGCATATCCCCTTGTGGGACTTGGTGCGCACCTCGTGGTGGGCTAGGTATTCAAGCCCAAGCCCATGATTAATTTGTATGTTCATTGTTTTTTTTTGTTTTGCGTTGAACCCATCGGTTTAATTGGCGATTAAACCGATGGGCTGAGTATGAGGGGTTATGGGAGCTTGCGGTATTTCCGCACAAGCCCCAGCTTCCGCCTAGCGGGTGCCGATGCTCGCTGGAATGTCTCCCAGCTTTTTCCCGCATATTTAATGCGGAGCTTTTTAAGCCTTGTGCTCGGCTCGAAAAACTCGACGGGATGAACCCCTAACATGGGGTTTAGGACACAATGTCCTACTATCTCGGCGGTGTCATCGCCGAAAATTTGAATTTCCGTCTCACCCAGCGAAGGGTGATTAATTGTTTTTTCTATTGTTTTCATTGTTTTATTGCTTTTGTTTTTGTTTTGCGTTGCTTGACAGAATATCAAACAGCACATTGCAACCTATCGGTTTAATTGGCGATTAAACCGATAGGTTGTGTATGTGATGTTTACTTCAGCCCCTTGAGGAACTTCGCCTTGTCGGCAGGAGTCAAGGCTTCAAACGCTTTGACGGCGGCGGCGAGCAAATCAACCTGCTTCTTACCTTTTTTCCGCCCACCAGCACGCTTAGCTTTTTGCCCCTCGGACAAGTTCTTACTTAGCGCGGCGCGGTGACTTGCCGTGTATTCGCCGAACAGTGACTCGCAAAGGAGCTTGGCAGTGTCGCGGGCAAACTTCCCGCCTTCCTCTGTATCGGCAAAGGATGCCGCTACAAATCGAGCAAGCAATTTAAATTGCAAGCCGCTATACCAAGCCGCTATTTCCTCACCCGCTCCTAGGATGATAGGTTTGATGTCTCTCCATGTTAAGCCCGTCACTATTTTACTCATTTCCAGAGCAATATCATTAACTCTATTCTCAATGTCTACAATCTGGTTGTCGAGTTCGATAACGGATTGAATCAATGTGGTAACTTCATTTACTTTGTTTTCTGTTTTCATTTTCTTTTTTTGGTTTTGGTTTAATTGGCGATTAAATCGGTTGATCGCCTTCATCCTCCAATGGGGGGAAGCTCTCGACGCAACAGCCATATCTTTAAAATGTCGCGCGGGGAATAGAACGCGCGCGCGAGGTGAACCCTGTTTCCTGTTCCCTTGAACACTCTAACACCCTCCATTTAGCAGGAAAAAGGGTAAATGGTGCAGGAATCAGGGTGCACGCCACGGGTGGGGGTTGGGTTTTTCACGCGTAGTTTAATATTATATAGGGGGTTACACGAAAAAATTTGACGTTTTTTGGCATATAGGGTAGCATAGGGCATGGCCAAGAAGACCCCAGCAAAAGTGCTCGCGTACAAGCGAAAGTATTACGACAAGAACAGAATCAAGCGATTGAGGTATCAAAAGGACCGATACTGGAAGAAGCGCGAGGAGATCCTCGAGGAACGGAAAAGGAGAAAATTGGAGGACCCAGAATACGCAGAACGTGAGCGGGCGTACCACCGCGAATACTACCTCAAAAAGAAGCGAGAGAAGGAAATGAGCGGTTAGGGGTTCAAATCACAGGGTGCATAACCATTTCACAACTGGAGTAAGCTAGTAAAAAGAAACGAGGGGTTTCAAATCACAAGGTACAGAGTCAAGTATTCTCTTCCCAGTCGCAACATGCACAGGGTGCAAATACACACCTTGTAAATATCCCATACTGACAAATGAGTTCAAGTATTCTCTTCCCAGTCGCAACATGCACAGGGTGCAGAGGGTCAAAAAGGGGTGGGTCGGCGCACGAAAAAGCGTAGGTTATCCGCAGGGTTGTTTAATTATTTTCCGCGTGAATCAGGGTTCGGGTGAGACCCATGGAGATTATTGAGGGTATTTTTGGTATTAGCATAACGCAACTAATGTGCATTAAAGTATTATCTTAGGGATGCCATGAGGGCATCTCAGAGACCCTAAAATTTATTTAATTAATGCGTTTATTTTAAAGTCTACACTCATATAGTAGCTAACTCACTGAATGTGAAGGGGTTAAGAATATTAAAGGTTTTGGAGCAGTAACTCGCATTAATTAAATACCTCGCGTCAGGTAAAGTTTATATATGTAATATATTTCTACAGGGTATATATAAACTTCTTCTAGAATTCATTATTTAATTAATGTTATTTAGTTATGCAGATGACGTCCCCGCTAGTTGCCCCGCCCCCGCCACCTCCGATAACTTAAAGTTTTCTCTTTTCATAGTATAAAACATGTGATAGGTTATCCGAAACAGCACCCCCGATACTATGTCAGACTTACCTACACCTGAGCCATATCCGTTACCCGCCAATTGGCGTGACAACTGCGGCGGCAGTAGTTGCACCTGTGGTGCCTACGATCAGTGTGAGTGTAGTTGCTTTGACGTGGACTGGACACCCTTTGATGTGTATGCCTATCGGGAACTGCTCAATATGATCTACAGACAAACCGTTTCAGGGGACTCCCCAGAGACCTCCCTGAGCATAATACAAAACCACACCCTCTCCCTCATTGACCCTGAACCCTGTATCATCGACCCTGCATTAAGGTAAGTGAACAGGAATCAGGAATCAGGAATCAGGGTTAAACCAACACCAATGAAACACTACGAAATACCACAATCAGAAAATCATTATGTCACCGAGGACCACAAACTATTTGAGCAGGTAGGGGAATCCCCTGACCCCCTCAAAGACAAGGAGGTTGCAACCTACTCAAACTCAGGCAAGTTCCGCGCGACCATCAAGGGTCAGGACGGGAAGCGGTACACCATCACCCCTGAAAATATTATCCTCAATCACGAGGATCCGTTCCACGTGGAACCCTTAACCCTCGAGGAGATCTTGCATAAGGAACACGCCGTCCCCATCGAGCCCCTCTTCCCTGACTACGCTATCACGGAGGACGGAATGCTATACTGCATAACACCACCCCAGCGAGGTAAGTGGGCTGGTCGGCTATACGCGAAGGCATCATCTGTTGGCGACGACGGGGTGGAGCGAGTATCTCTGAAACGCTTCGACGGGAAGTACACCACCGCAACTATCACCACCCTTGTGAAAGCCGCGTGGGGTAGCCCAATGCTCTCATCGGTGTAGCTCAACAAAAACCTTGACCCCCGAACCCTTTACCTCTATCCTGCACCACATAATTATTATGGCGACCAAACCAAGTTCATTCGCCGTCATTGATGGCCTCGGGTTACAAAACACCGAGCAAGACGGAACCCCAACTAAAACTCGCATCAAGGACGTTAAGTCCGCGCTTGCGATTTACACAACGCTTCATCAGGCGGATCGGGAAAGCTCCCTCCAGCGTGCGCGACTCGACGCCATGTTTGATGGGGCCGCGCCTTATGACCAAGCAAAGCTTCGGGCTAGTGGTCAGAACATGAAGACCAACTTAAACTTCGGGGAGGCACAGCGCCAACTCGACATTGCATTATCGGCATACGTCGATCTGTATTCATCCCTTGAACGCTTCGTAGATGTTCGGGGAACAGAAGGTGAATCCAACCAGCGACTTGAGCGTGAGGAGATTGTTGCCGATGAGATCTCACACATGCTTCGCGCGTGGCCTGAGTTCCACTCATCCTACCTTCGCTTATGCACGACCTTCATCAAGCACGGTGTAGGCGTGGCTTACTTCGACTCCCCAACAGGTTGGAGATTCAGGGTCGGATCCTTTGAAGATATCTTGATACCCCGCCAATCCCCCGCGACGGAAGAGGCAGTTGATGTGTCAGTCATTCGACGGTCCTATCGGGTAAGCGAGCTAAACCATTTCATTAAGAATGAGAAGACCGCCAATAAAATAGGCTGGAATGTAGACGAGGTTAAGCGGGTCATGGCGAAGAACGTCAAGACCACTGGTCGCGGTTCCTACGGCGGCGGGGTTGTCTCAGACTTCGAGGCAATGCAAGCCGAGCTCAAGAACAACGATTTATACATGGGGGTGCAGAACCCCACAGTAGACGTCCTTCACTTTTTAGTCCGCGAAGCGAGCGGCGGGATTTCTCATTACACTTGCGCTGAGTCTAGCCCCGAAGCATTTATGTTTCAGAAGGTTGACCGATATCAGTCAGCCGAAGACGCCTTTGTCATGTTCTCGTATGGTGTTGGTTCCAACGGGACATACCATTCAGTCAGGGGTCTAGGCCAGCGCATCTTCGCCCACATCCAGACATCCAATAGACTTCGTTGCCAAATGGTTGATGGAGCTATGCTCGGGTCCGCGGTGATGATTCAACCAGATTCACAGCGAGCCCTTGAGGAGCTCGACTTCACTTTCTACGGTGCTTACGCCGTCCTGTCCCCTAACGTAAACATTATCCCACGCCCATCCCCGAATCTTGGGACGGCGGTCATGCCTGCGCTAGAGGACATGAATCAGCAGTTGATGCGTAACACTGATGTTGTCAGTAGCTACGGTCCCGACAAGGGTTCACCTTACCGCAACGAGATGCAGGTGGTGTCCGACATGGATGTTGCCACACGTTTGAGCGGGGCTTCACTTAATCTGTTTTACGCTTCATGGAACCGCCTAATGCGTAGTGTGGTTAAGCGTATTGTCTCAGACAAGAACGACCCAGCCATTCAAGAGCTCATTGGTCGGTGCGCTGAAAGAGGGGTTCCAGAAAGCTTCATACGGTCACTTGATGTCGATAAGACCAAAGCCGTCCGATCAATTGGTGGTGGGTCACAAGCCAACCGCATGGTTGCCCTTCGTGAGCTACAAGGTATTTCAGGACAGTTCCCTGAATCAGGTCGCCGCAACTTAACACGAGACATAGTTAGCACGAGGGTGGGACATGACCTAGCCGACCGCTACACCCCACGTGAGCAAGGGGCCCCTGAGACCAGCGCATCGAAGATCGCCTTCTTTGAGAATAGAGACTTGATGGGTGGTAGACCAGTTCCTGTGCTTTCGAGCGAATACCACGGAGCACACTTGGAAGTTCACCTACCAGAAGTAGAAGGGATCATCGAAGGTCTCGACTCAGGTGAGGTAGATCCAGTTCAGGCACTCCCTGCACTACAAGCGTTCTACCAGCACCTAGGTGAAACAGTTCAGTTCGCCGCGGGAGACCCTGCACTAGAGGGTCGCGTCGGCTACACGAAGCAGGTAATGCAATACGCTGAGGAAGCCATTAACAACACGTCCAAGCATCTCGAGAAATTACAACGGGAGCAGGCAAGCCAAGAGCAACCAGAACAACCAGAACAACCAGAACAACCAGACCCCGCCCAACTCGCTAAGATGGAAACTCATCAGCAGGACATGATGATGAAGAGGCAAAAAGCTGAGTTGGAAATGGAGTTGAAAAAACGTAAATTTGATGAAGAACAAGCTTTACGTGATGCCGAAACTGCGCTAAAGTTCCGCGAAGAGAATACTTAACGGCACACCAACAGCCGTGTCACTTGGTGCATACCAAGGAATCAACCAACGCGAATCCTAATGTTCAGGAAGAACCCACCAAAACCAATGCCTGTTAAACAGGTAAACCCAATCGACTTGCCATTATGGCATCAAAACCCCGCTAACGGATCCGCTCTTAGGGAGCTTATTACGTCGGATACTTTTGTATTAGCCGCAGTTTCCTTGAAAGAGGCAGGTAGACCATCACGCACATCCTTAGCTACGGAACATGAAAACGCTGTCAGCCACACATGGTACGCAGGCTACTGTGACGCTTTCCGTGATCTCCAGAGACTAACCCTACCCACAGGACAACCTGAAACCAACCCCGCACTCTCAGAGTGGAACTATATCCAAGATAACATATAACCATCAAAAACCATGACCAACCCTGAATCCCCTACCGTAGACACCACCCCCGCACCTGAGCCCACAGATGTAGCCTCCACACCAAACCCTGTTGATGGTATCCCAGCCACAGAGGATATGGGCTTCGGGGAGTTTTCATTTGATCAGGCTTTAGAGAACGCATTAAATGGCGGCAACAACACACCAGCACCTGAAGGTGACAACACACCAGCACCTGAAGGTGACAACACACCAGCACCTGAAGGTGACAACACACCAGCACCTGAAGGTGACAACACACCAGCACCTGAAGGTGACAACACACCAGCACCAGATCTACTCGAATCCCTTGAGGGGGATGTCCCAGAAGACTGGACACCTAAGGCCGCCTCAGCTTTCCAGCGATTGAAGGGTGAATTAAAGAGCCACGTAACAGAAAGGGAGGACCTGATCCAACGTGCCACCGTTGCCGAGGCAAGGATTAAGGAACTCGAAGGTGTCGTGGGGGACGATACAGTTGATGCTTTGAAGCAACGTATTGCTACGTTTGACCAAGAGCGTATGATCACTGATCTGGAATCCACGGACGCATATAAATCCGCAGTCCTCGACCCCCTCGACGAGATATTCACGGGGGTCAGTAGTTTAGCGGAGCGTTATGAAGTTGACCCCGAGGCCTTAGCTGAAGCCCTCTCCATTGAGGACGAAGCCACACAGGAGGAGAGAGTATCAGAACTCTTACCTGAGGCATCAGATCGTGACAAGGCTATCTTCTACCGCCTCGCCGCAGAGGTAGACCCAATTCTAGCTAGGCGCGACAGCCTACACGAGAACGCCGAAAAAGCCCTCCAAGAGGCTAAACTCGTTACGGAACAGCAAGAGAATATCGCCGCCGCTGAGAGGGCAACCAATCGAAGTAATGCTACACGGAATGTTGTTGGAAGAATCAGTGAGAAGCTACCATTCCTAAGTGGGTTTTCGGATCTCGATTTAGATGCCGTGCAAGAGAGCGCGGCGTCAGTAGACCCTTCCGTTGTCCACCCAGTTGATTTTGCATACCAAGCAGTGGCCGCACAGTTGCTCCCCCGTATTGTTCGGGAGCTCATGGTTTCCCAAAAAGAAAATGATGCCCTTACAGGCCAACTAGCAGAATATGCCGATGCCGAACCTAATTTATCAGGTACCCCGAGTAATACCACCCCCGCCGCGAGTTCCCCCAAAGGTTCATTCGCAGAGGCATTGGAGAGGCAAATCGGATCGGTTTAAAATAGGTGTTGACCCACAGGATTTTATCCATTAGTATGCGTTTGTAGATTACAAGGGTTTCAACTTCTGGTTGCTCTCGCCATTAACGAGTTCTAAGAAGTAAAACCCAACCAATCCACAGATGGCTATTGCCACAAAAGACATAGGATACCTCGTATGGTTGCTCTTGCCTCACAACAAGTTCTAAAGAAGTAGGTATTCGCCCGATACAAACAATCTATACATCAGCCTGAATCGCAGGCTATGTGACTTACTTTAACACCATACTACTACAATATCATGTCATTCGCATCTTCTTCAGATACTGGTTTGTCCGCTATTGATGCCGCACTCGTCCAAGAGGCTGGTCGCATCGGTTCCGACATCCACAAAACGACCCTCCACACTTCACCGTGGATGGACCTTATTAAACAAACTCCGTTCCCCGAGGGAACGGGCTACACACAGCAGACACTTATTTATGACCGTGCCCTGCCTACTACCGCTTCCGCTGGTAACACCGCGGGCGTTAACTGGCATGACATCGCTATCACTGAGTCTTCTGACACTCTCAACAGTTCTGTGGTTACTGGAACCCAGCCATTGGCTAAGGCTTCCAAGCAACACGCAGGTGCCGCTGGTGGTGATCTAGACGGCGACGGCGATCTCACGGATCAGGATACCCGTTCTTACATCAACTTCAGTAAGAAGATTAAGTCTTACAACCTACGCCGTGCATCGGTCGAGTCTCCTAAGCTCTCGCTTGAGGACCTCCGCTTCGCCGCACATCGTCAGGATCAAATCCGTGCCATCATGGATCTGATGACCGAGGCTACTGCTTACACTTGGGAAAACCGCTACCGCGACGAGTATGAGCGTGTTTCTGAAAACTTGGTTTCTTGCCTTGCCTCTGGCACTGCAATCCTATCTACAGTTGACGGAGACGGAGACGGTACCGCTGATGATTCTTTCGAGGGTGTTTCCCTTGATAACTCCATCGACGGACTCGACCTCGCAACATCAGGAGCAAGCAACTCAGACATTAGCCCTGCGGCTAACATCTCGAATGCCATCCTCGACAAGGTTTACTTCAACAGCGTCCGTAAAGGTGCTGGACGTAACGCCTACGGTCGGGAGAATGGACGCCCTGTGTTTGGTCTCATCTGTTCTTCGGAAGCTTCGTATCAGCTACAAACTGAAGCTGAGTTCCGCGACGACGTAAGATACAATCAGTCCGCAGTGAGTGACCTCATCGCACCTCTTGGTGTTGAGAAGTCCTTCCGCGGATTCTACCACTTGGTAGACGATCTTGCCCCACGCTTTACAATTAGCTCTGGAGCACTTACTCGCGTTCTTCCTTACACCACCGCAAGTGGAATCGTAGCAGACAACCCTGCTTATGATACTGCACCAATTGAGGCCGCCTTCGTGTGTCACTCAGAGGTAATGGAGTCCCAGATTCCTAACCCATTCGGTGGATCAAATGGTATCACTTTTGATCCTGTTGATTACAAAGGTAAGTTCAACTGGTTGAACATCCCACATGCCACTACTAACCCAGATGGAACCGTTGGTTTCTTCCGCGGTGTCCTAGCATCAGCTTCCAAGCCGATCAAGACCCAGTATGGCTTCGTGATCCTATTCAAGCGCGACTCGGCTACACCAGCCGCCTAAGTTAACCTTCACCACTTCGCCCCTTCGGGGGTGGGGTGGTGTTTAACTTTTACTAAATTTACCATGTCTTTAATACAACAGATAGCGCGGGAGACGGGCCTTGATGAGGATTCCGCATCAAAATTTTTTAACTCCCTAGAACGACTGGCCATTGCCGCGTCGGCTGACGCCAATAAAGTGATGGGATCGACTCTTGAGGGCTTAGGTGAAGGGGCACAGAGAATTATCCCAAGTGTCGAAGTGGGGAAATCGTCCACCTCCCAAGAGGGGTTTGAATTACCTACACCTTTGGCATTAGCTCGGTTGCAAGGCAAGTATGCCGCGGACGCTGGCAGGGGCCTTAAAAAAATAGGTGAGGGAGCCCAAGCACATCTCGACTCCCAAGAAGAACCAAAGACTTCTGATGAACGGACTTTTGGGCAAGCCGTCGAAGACATAATCAAACCAGAGAAATCTCCCTTTCTCGATGAGTTTGATGCTACTGGCCTCGATGATACCAACCCGCAAGAAGATAGCCCAGCCCAAAAGAAAATGAGGGCGGAAGGAGTGTTTAGGTCATCCAAAGCTGAACCAGCAAAAGCTGAACCAGCAAAAGCTGAACCAGCAAAAGCTGAACCAGCAAAAGCTGAACCAGCAAAAGCTGAACCAGCAAAAGCTGAACCCGAAGCTCAACCTGAACCAGCAGAAGCTGACCCTCAGAAGGCTATCGAATTATTTAAGACGGTCCATGGCGGTAAGTTTGACCCCAAGTCATCCATGGATAAGAGGAAGCTGGCCGAGATCAGTGAAATGCTCGCTGACCCAGAGAACGCGAGTCTGTCACCTAACCAGTTTGCCCTTAAACTGTATCGAACAAAGGGGTATGTATAGCATATGCCTTCCACGACTAACCACCCGCTAACTATCGAAAGGGACACGAACTTCTCGTTTGTGTCCACTTTCGCGTTGGCGAATGGTGATCCAGTTAGCGACATTTCCGCACTGGCTTCTGACATACGTCTGGTAGAGGGGGGTAAGGTTATTACATCTTTTACTACATCTGAGACCTCTTCTGGTTCGGGTGTTTTTGAGTTAAGCCTAAGCCCATCGGATACCAAGGCCCTCCGTTCTGGATTGGACTACAAATACGACGTCATTATGACACGACCTAGTGGCACAACTCGAGTGTTACGTGGGAATATAAACATCGAGAAAGAAAGGACTTCCTTGTAATCATGAGTGATAACATAACTGTAATAATATCGGATGTCGCTACGGCAGGCACAATGGGAGTTCAAAACTCTGACAACGTAAATGTCTCGGGGGGTTCTATCGATGGAGTTTCTTTCGGTTCGGGTAACAATCACGCATCCCCTACCATAACAGGGGGGTCCGTCGATTTGACCACGGGGGCGATTGATGTCCCTACTCTTACAAAATCAAATGATTCCACATCAGCGGCTAGCACTGCCTTTGTTCAGGATGCCTTAGCTGATTTTACCCCCTTAGCAGACGGGACGCTAACAGGCACCCCATCAGCACCCACCCCATCAGGAGGCGATGACTCCACACTTATCGCCACTACAGCTTACGTTCAAGGGGAGCTACTTTCTTTCGCACCCCTTGCATCCCCTACCTTTACAGGGACACCTGTAGCCCCAACTCCAGCCGCCTCAGACAACACAACTAAGGTAGCTACGACTGAGTTCGTCCAGAATGAGATGGGGTCATTTGCACCTCTTGCGTCCCCTACCTTTACAGGAACTCCAGCGGCACCAACCCCATCCTCTTCAGACAGCACAACTAAGGTAGCCACCACAGCTTTTGTACAAGGGGAGATAGGATCCCTCGCACCCCTTGCGTCCCCTTCCTTAACAGGCAACCCTACAGCCCCAACACAAGCTTCTACCGACGACTCTACAAAGTTGGCTACCACAGCTTTCGTCAAGGACGTAGTGGATACTCAATATGGTGCCCTATACACTACAGCAAATACTATCGCAGAGGCATCAGTGGATGCTACTCCTAGGGCTATAATATCTTGGGACACAAATGGCCTTAGCTCAACCCTGAACCCGAACCATGCGACCCTCAACGGGATCGAGGTTTCCGATTCAACAGGCGTTTACCAAGTGAGTGCTTCAGTTACCGCGGAAGGTGACCATAACAAAACTTACCGATTTGAGCTCTACCAGTATGATAACTCAGCCTCCACTTTTGTTGCTACAGGGATCGCCGCGGAGGAAGAAGTAGGATCAGCAAATGATTCGACAAACGTATCCCTTCACGGTATCCTTTCCTTAGACGCTAATGATGTTGTGGTTGTGTATCAATCGTCCACGGACGGGGGAACATCTCTGACAATATCCGAAGCCCAACTTATCATCACTAAACTATAATATACCATGCCTAGCACTATCGAAAAACAATCTTTCGGGCAGAGCGGAGCCATCATAGCAACCCCTTCGACAGGGGCAGTAGCTGGCGATTTCTGTGCCATATCTTTCATTGAAGAGTCTACTCTTTCCGCACTAACGTGGGCTGAGTTAAGTTCTTCTGGGGACAACGGAACCACACCTACATACCCCGCAGGTTACGTCCTTTACGGGCAGATCACGGGATTCACTTTGGCTACGGGTTCTGTTGTTGCCTACAACCAAGCGTAGATATAAAGACACAGGGTAACACACTATGCTAAAAAACGCATTAGGCTTAAACACGGTCTCCTCTATTCTTTCGGGGCTGTATAGCCGTATCCTCAAACTATTCCCAACGGTTTCTAGCCTCGCGCCAGCATCCACGCGACCAGTCCAACAAGGGCAAGTCTGCGAGTTTGACGGTGTTGATGATTACGTTTTACTTTCAGAAAGTATCGGAGTTGATTTTTCTGGCTCATGCTGGATTAAATTTGACGAGATCACAACCCAGCAAGGTATTTACAATCACGGCGGCGCTGTATCTCATGGGTATGTGTATATCTCTGGAGGTGCTTTGAGAATCATAGGCGGCTCAAGTGTGGTGTTCGCACAGAGTGCAGGAACTGTCACAGCGGGCGTGTGGCATTTTATCGAATGGGAATTAGTCGAAAATTCGCACTTAATTTGTTGGGTGGATGGTGTCGCTTCACCGTCTGTTTCATTAGGTTCTTGTCGGCCTGCAAGCAGCGCAAGGTCAATCGGAACACATTACAGCAGAACGACGAACTGGTTGAATGGTAGCGTGTCAAACTTCGTCATAAATGACAACCAATACAACCTCAACCACGCCAGCGGAACGACCGCATACGACTCCAGCGGAAACGGTAATCACGGCACACTTCAAAACGGTGCGGCGTTTGTGGTTGATAACACGTTGCCACCAGAGGCAGACAAGCTTAATCTTGAGGGATTCAGCCGCAGGATGCTGTTTGATGGGGTGAATGATTTTGTTGATTTGGGAGCATCCTTTCTGAATGTGTCTGGCGCAGAAATCCGCATCACAGCAAAAATCGAAGTTGGTGGTAATCCAAGAGTTATAGTTTCCCAAGGTGGTGCAACAGGGGGCTGGGTGGTTAACACTGACACAAACAATAAACTTCGGATTGTGATCAAGCAAAATGGCTCCACATCTACCTATCGCACCATCTTGAGCAGTGTTGTATTATCCGAAGGGCAAATCTACGACATTGATGTAAAATTCAGTCAAGATACCGCTACAGTAATCATTAATGGTGTTGAAGATGCCTCAGTCAATATTGGTTCGCCAGTTGGCGTGTATGGTGACTCAGTTTCAAATGTATTTATTGGGGCAAGAGGTGACAACTCTCTTTGGTGGGAAGGTTTAATTTTTGACTGCAACCTATACCTTGACGATGTTTTACTTTCCAGCTACAACGGCTACGGCAACACAGATGCGAATTGGACTGATCAAATCGGAAGCAATAATGGCACAGTAAACGGATCGCCAGAAAACTTACTATTGCCACGCGACGAAAGCGACCCGGCAAACGACATCGACGGCAACCCGCTCCAATACAGCGGGAGCGTCTACCCGCGCAGACCAGAGTATCGGGATAGTTATTGTGGCAAGCCTGATGGTGTTGATGATCGGATTGACGGTCACACGGATGTTTTGACTCGAACTAACAACATTACATACCTCAAATTCAAGGTCACAAAAGCCGCAGGTAAGATCACGTATTTAGTAAACCACTCTCACGCAGGAAATGGTGGTTCTGGATTCGGCCCGAGATTGCGCGTTTATCATGATGCGATGGAGTTGCGAATTTTTGGCAACACAGGAACATATCCTTATTGGGATATTACGGATGATTTCTTTGACCAGTGGAACACGCTTGCCGTCAGGTGGAAAATCGACGTAGCCAATGTAGAAATGTCACTCAACGGCTCGGCATGGAGGGGTGTTGATTCAGTTGGTATTCCCATCGGTGACTGGGGACAGGCAAGAACACGCTATTGGTCATTCGCAGGACACACGGATAGCTCTGTGCTTGAACTTGGTGAGGTTGCTTTATATTCCGATGAGACGGATTATGACAACGGGGATGCGGCGTATCGTCATGTATTTGGTGAGGGTGTTGGTGCCGCGCTACACGATGTATCTGGTAACAACAGACCAGCCACATTAGTTAATGCCACCACCGCTACGGAAGGCGCGGGCTTTTGGGCTGGCAGGATAGACGGCGAGGAGAATGCGCTGAATAATAACAACGGATTCAGCAAGCGGATGCTGTTTGATGGTGTGGATGATTATGTAAATTTGGGCAATTCTGCCGACTTCGATTTTACCAACAATATCGACATAACACTCCATGCGTTAATAGATGACAATACAAATTCCCATGAATTTGTAGGGAAGGGGACAGGAACCACAACAAACTGGAACATAGACTACAATTCAGGCATACGATTTTTCGGATACGAAAGCACTGTATTAAAAGGCATCACGGCATCAGCACCCACTCTAACCAATAACACAAAGGCAAAAATAAGATGCACATTTAACGGCACTACGTGGAAAATTTATGTGGATGACGTGGAGGTGCGGTCAGTCACAGACGCTTGCACTTTAACAACTAACTCCAATAATGTTTTAGTGGGAGAGAGAGGCTCGGTGTCCCTATCTGGAACCATGTATGACATCAGCATAAACGGAGTTGCTACATATACGGGTAACGGAAACACCGATGCAGACTGGACAGATCAAATCGGAAGCAACGACGGCACGGTAAATGGCTCGCCCGCATTGCTCCGCATACCCGCCGATACATCAGACCCAACGAAAGACGTTTACGGCGACACTCTCACCAACCCAGCCATCACAGACGGCTACAACGGCGCAGAGACTGAGCTGGACGCATACAATATCGCAGAGGGTGACAACCCATCGCCAGAAACAAACAACAATCCAGATTTAGAGTCAATCGAATTTGGCGCAGACTTTGCGTCCAATGACGCGGCATACATGCGGCTTAAATCATCGACCGAGAATGACCGACTCATTACCTTTGCAGATGACTTGACTGGTGATGACAAAGAACTTGTTGAAAAATTCACAGAAACCCCATAACACCATGATTAAAGCAACCCTACCAATGTCGGTTTTACAAACTGACCAAGAAGTCCAACCTATCGCGCTGTATGCGTTAATGGCGGGAGTTCAACCCGACCGTGATGGAACAAATATCACTTACGATATTGAAGAAGAGTTCTTCACGCTTGACCACGCTAAACTTATTGTTTCTAAAGGCGGTGAAGTTTCAAGCTTCCCCCTGTTTATTGAGATTGACGATGTAACATCCGAAGTGGATGGTTCATTACCAGATTCGACATTCACAAACGAAGACGACGAGGAAGTAGTTAATACATGGTCATCATGGATGCGCCCCAACCATTCAGTTCTTGAACGTGGTGGTAGATATTTTGTAGGTACTAATTCTCACACAGGTAATGATTTACCATTTTCCCAGTTGTTGGGTGTGGTTGACAATCTTATTTTGCCCTCCGATTTACCCCCAGTAGACGATGAACAATAGAATACCAGACGAAATCTTAGAGTTTTGTGGACGACCTACTTACAAGCAACGTCTTGTAGGTAAGATCATTCAGATGTTACTCCTAGCAACGGTTGGTGTTCTTTTCCTTTTGTGCTTTGCATCTTGTTCTATGCCAATTAGCGGCTCTGTTACATACAGAACTCAGTCAGGCTCTAAGGCTGGGCTAAGGTTTCAGCCTTGGTCAAAGCCTAGCTTGT